GCTCGGCCGCGCAACGTTTCATGTTGCGCGGTATCCTGATTAACGGGTTGAGCGGGCGACTGAATGTAAGCTCATCACGCTCCAAGAAACCAGATTGTCGTTGCGCCGGAGATCGGTCGCGGACGATCAAGCCATTAAAGTCGCAACCGCCTGTAGATTTTTGGGATCGCGCAACACATAATCCCGCCCCCAGACTGTCTCGATATAATTCGCTCCCTCGGTGGCCAGCGCTAGCTTCTTGCGGAGCTTGCAGATGAAAACATCGATGATCTTCACCTCAGGCTCGTCCATGCCGCCATATAGGTGGTTCAGAAACATCTCCTTGGTCAGTGTCGACCCCTTGCGCAGCGACTACAGCTCCAGGATTTGGTATTCCTTGCCGGTCAGGTGAACCGGGTGGTCACCGGCCTCGACCGTTTTGGCGTCGAGATTGACCGCGATCTTTCCGTTTCGGATGATCGACTGCGCATGCCCTTTGGAGCGCCGAACGATCGCGTGGATCCTTGCGACCAGCTCCTGATTGTTGAACGGCTTGGTAAGATAGTCGTCAGCGCCGGCACCAAAGCCCTTCAGCTTGCTATCGGTCCCGTCGAGGCCAGTGAGTATCAAGGTCGGTGTATCGATGCGCGCCAAGCGCAGCTTTCGCAGCACTTCATATCCATCCATGTCCTCGTCCGGCAGTTCGACGCGATAGGCAAAGGCACGCGGTGCGAACACTTCCTTTTTGGGTCGCCCGGTTCGCCCGCCATCCGACAGGACAGCGGGCTTGCCATACGGAAAGCGGCCACGAAGGCGGGTTCCCCCGCCCTCCCGGCGGACTTCAAGCTCGCCCGCCATTCCGCCGAAGTAGAGTTCGGTCATCACTCGACCCCGGTCAGGACTTCAAGCTGCACCGTCCGGCTTACGGTAACATCCATCGTGGCCAGCGCCGTCAGCCGAAGACCGCCCGAGGCCGCGTCGGCATAGGGATCGCGGATCAGGTCGATAGCGCCCCAGGTCGCCACGAAGATCGGAGGCACGCCGCCGACATTGGTTGTCAGCAAGGCATTAGTCGCGAGCGGAGCGCCGGTTGGAACCGCCAGGGCGTTTGACGACATAACGATATTGCCCGCCGGGATATTGCCGGTCATCCGGTCCCACTCGCTAACCGCCGTGCCGGTAATAAGCGTGCCGTCCATCGCGTCCCAGACCTCGGGCCGGATCAGCAGCCGCACCGCGCCCGGCGATGATGCCGCATTGGCCAACATGAACCGGACCACCGCCGATCTGAATGCCGACCATGACGCCGCAGCCGCAATCGCCGTTTCTGTGATGCCGTAGGTCGCGGCCCCGACAATGACGCCGAGCAGTTCGCCCGTTGCACCGGTTCCGAGAAATACCGCCTGGTCCAATGCCTCGCCGATGGCCCCGTTCATATCCCGGCGAACCGCCTGTTCCAACGCCGCGCCCGACTGCTTCAACGCCTTCCGGGTGATCTTCATGGTGATACCCAGGGTGTTGTCGGGTGCCAGCGGTCGATCCGTTGTGGCATAGACGGTCGGCCCGGCAACGTCGCCGGTCTCAGTCGCCGCCCAGCCCGCCGCCACCGATGATGTGGTGACCGGATATTCTGCCTCGCCCTGCCCGATATTGATCATTGACGCGCCCATGCGAGCCGCTGCCGAGTCGGCGAATATGCGGTCGATAATGGGTGCCGTGGTGATCGGGTTCGGAGTACCGCTGGCGATGGTTTCACCAGCACGAGTTTCCAGTGCAGCCCATGGCACCGGCACGCCCCGATAGCCGCCGGTGCTGCGCAGTTCCTCGACCACCTCGGCAGTCGCGCCGGATAGCAAGCGCCCCTCATCAAGCGAGAGCGCCACCTGCCGAAGCTCAAACTTGCCGATCAGGTCGGACCACTCATTGCCGCCACGGGTTTCCAACTCGGCCCCGGCGTCTCGCCGTTCGGTATCCTCGGCCACCAACGCCGCCCGATACCGAGTTTCGTTGGTCCGATACTCGGTGTCGAGTTCCGCCATTGAGCGGGTCTCGGTTTCATCCGGCTTGTCCTTGCCGACAAGGGTTGCCAGCGTCTCGCGAATCTCGCTTTGACGGCGGCTGATGTTCACTGAATCAAGCATGGTTTTTTCCTTCTTTGGTTGGTTGGTAGAGTTCGCGAATGGCGCTTAACCACGCCGCCCGCTCGGGTGTTTTGGCCGGATGGCCGCATTCCAGCCGCGTCTTGCCGGTGTGATCGGACCGGCAAAGGCACTGCAAATTGTCGAGAGTGAAGGCCAGTTCCGGGTGGGTCCGCACCGGCTTGATGTGATCGACTTCCAGCCGACCAGCAGCGCCGCATTCCACGCACTTGAAGCCGTCGCGCCGGAGCGCCTGTTGGCGCAGTGCTGGCCACCGCTTTGACTTGGTGACCCAGGACGAATGTCTTTTCCATCTCAGGCCCATTGTGGTGCCCTCGCTTTACGCACCGGCCTTGCCCTTTGCCGCGCGCCCTCGGCCACCGCCAGGATCGCCGCCGCCGCTGCGTCAATTCGACCGGTCGAGCGTGCCTTCGCCAACTTCATGTTATTGGCCGGATCACGCAGGCAGATCGCATCGGCCATCGCCGAGCGCATCAGCAGCGACTCGGAGGTCCGAACCGATCCGTCGAACACGGCCCGCTGGAACCGCTCGATATCCTCGCCACCGTCGCGAAAACCCATGCCTCGCCAGATGACCGGCGCGGTGATAGCCGCCGCCGTGATCGCGTCAGTGAGTTCCGCGGCCTTGTACCGATCCGCGACCAGCGCCGAGACGGGTTCGCCCTCGATCCGCCGCCAGACTGATGCCAGCCATTCCGCCACCGGGACAGTCTTGGCCCCCAGGGTGTCGAGTTCGCCTCGCTCTTGCATTCTGATGTAGCGGTCGCCAACGCCATCAGCCTGCCCACGATCCAGAAGGCCGGGGTCAGAAGGGAAGGTGCCGTAGTTCTCTAGCCGCCCCGTGTCGATCCAGTAGAACGATACCGCCGACATACTTGCCGAGCCGCCAAGACCGATCCCGACCACAACCGGCCCGGACCGTGGTGGCAAGGTATCCATCTCAGCCGCCAGCCACTGATCGACCGTCAACAAAACGTCGCGGTTTTCACCGCTCACCCGCTCATTGCGGTGATACAAACGATAGCTGGAAAGGGTGCTACCGCCGCGTGCGATGGCCCGCCGTGCCGACGCCTGGAGCCATTCCAGCGAAGCGCCAACGCCGTATTCGGCCCCAGGGTTTGCCTCAAGAATGCTTTGAAGATCATCAGCAGGCAGGCCCGGCGCCGGTCTATGCTCTTGAACATATGCGCCGGGTGGCGGCTGATCGATCCACCGGCTGAATGGGTGGGTGTCATCCGGTGCGCTTGTCGAGATCAGCAGCGCCTTGCCGCCACGCTTGCCCAGGCCAGTCAATAGCGCCTGTTCCAGCGCATCGCCCTTGTCGGCCTGCCAATGGCCGCGCTCGTCCATCACCACCATTGTCGGGCCGGAGCCGAGCGCCGACTTGCCGTCCGCTGCAATGGCTCGGAGCACATGGTTCCCGCCATCGCCCTCGAATGAGATTTCGAGCCGTGGCGAGCGGCGAAAAATTATCTGGCGTTGAATATCTTCTGGCAGGCTGGTGCAGAACGCCGCCGCGAAATTCTATGCCACCCGCGCCTGATCCCGCGTCCGAGCCGCGATGATAATGTCCCGCCGTGGTTGTCGATCCCAGGTGCCGATCAGCGCACCGATGCCAAGGCCCGCCGAAACTGCCGACTTGGCATTGCCGCGCCCGACGCTGAGAATGGCAAGGTCAGTTGCCGGTGCCAGCGCACCCTGGACAAACCGCTTCTGAAACGGTGCCAACTTCAACCGCCGACCAGCCAATTTTCCTTCGGGAATGGCCAGGGTTTCCAGAAACCGAATGGCTTTTGTCGCGGCCTTCATGACGCCACCAACAGGCACAGCGCGAAAGAAGAATGAAGCCCCCGCCCCCCTACGGCCGATAGAAAACGCGGCATTGGGACCATTCTCAGAATTTTGGACGCAATACCACCACCCGCTCCTGCCCCCACTAGACGGTGC